AAAATTTAAAGATGCTGAAACAGTAAGAATATTAATAGAAATTTTAAACCAAAATAAAAACAAATAAGATTATGGAACACGTAGAAACAGGGACGATTAAAGTTATTGAAGATTTACAAACCTTTGATAGTGGATTTATTAAAAGAGAATTTGTAATAACTACAAAAGACGAATATCCACAGGACATTAAGTTTGAAATAACAAAAGATAAAGCAGAAACTTTTGAGACTTACAATAAGGTAGGTGATGAGGTAACGGTAAAGTTTAATATTAGAGGCAATTTTCATGATCCAACAAACAGATACTTCGTTAATCTTCAGGCTTGGAGAATCGAGAAAAACAGTTCACAGAATACAGAAGAGGAAACTGTACAAGTTGAGGAGGAAAGTGATTTACCCTTTTAGGAAGGTAATAGATTTATTTTTAAGCAACGGATACAAAATAAAATAGCTTTTATTGTACAACTTAAATAATTTATTACAATAGTATATAGTGGTTAAATGCAGAAGTAACTACTATCCATAGAATACTAATACTTTAAGGCTTATAGGGGAGTTGCTGCATCAACAAACCTATAGGTCTTTTTTTATGCAGAAAAAAATGAGTAACGGATGGATTAAAATACACAGACAGATTCTCGAATGGGAGTGGTACGATGAACCAAATACACTAAGGTTATTTCTACACTTACTTTTAAAAGCTAATCATAAGACTAGAAGCTACAGGGGAGTAGAAATAAAAGAAGGTCAGATAATGACTGGCTACGATAAACTAGCAAAGGAGCTGAATCTTAGCACCCAAAAAATAAGAACTTCAATTAGTAAGCTAAAATCAACAAGCGAAATAACAAGCGTTTCAACCTCGCAAGGTACTATAATACAAATAGTTAAGTACAAAAATTATCAAGTAGTAACAAGCAAACTAACAGACGAGCAACAAACGGATAACAAACGGATAACAACTAACAAGAATGTAAAGAAAGAAAAAGAAGTATATAGCTTTGAATCTTTTTGGTTTGAGTATGATAAAAAAATAGGTTCTAAAGAAAAGATAGAAACTAAATTTAATAAGTTATCGAATGAGGATAAAGTTTTAATTAAAATATATTTACCTAAATACAAAATATCACAGCCAGATAAAAAGTATCGTAAAAATCCTGATACATTTCTAAACAACAAATCATGGTTAGATGAAATTATAATAGAATCTAATAATATAATAAACTATAATAATCCAACTAATGCAAATCCTTATAAAAAATTTGAAGCATGATTTTAGATAAAGGACATAGTAAACAATACTTAGAAGATTGGCAAAACGGTAAAATAAGAAAAGGCTTAGGAATAGGATGCCTAGTTACAGACCAATATCTAAGATACAAACAAGGGCAGCTAAACATGATACTAGGTTTAGATAATGTAGGAAAGACTCATGCTCAGCTTTGGTATCAATTAGTTTTATCTGTTCATCATGGTATTACTTGGGATGTTTGGAGTGGAGAAAACAACCCTAGTCAGTCAATGAAAAAGTTAATAGAGATGTTAGCTAATGAGAGAATAGATAAGATGGCTAAACACAAATTATATAACTACCATGACCAAATAGAAATGTGGTTTAATTTTATAGACATTAAAAAAATGTATGACATTAAACAAATCTTTGATATATTTGGACAAACAGAAAGTAAAGGATGTTTAATTGACCCATATACAGGTTTGAAAAGAGAGTATGGACATAGTGATAATTACAAGTTTCTAAATGATGCTAGGGAGTTCACAAACTTTACAGGCAAAACAATGTATGTAACAAGCCATCCAAGAACAGAAGCAGGAGTAAGGCAGTATATTAAGGGACATGATTTAGAAGGGTATATTAAACCTCCTTTAAAAGCGCACTCAGAAGGTGGGCAGGCTTTCGCTAATAGAGTAGATGACTTTATTATATACCACAGAATGACAGACCACCCACACTACAGAACAAAAACAGAGCTTCATGTCAAAAAAGTAAAAGATACTGATACTGGAGGAGGCATAACTATAAGCGATGAGCCTGTTTTTTTAGATTATAATAACGGTCTAGGCTTTACGATAAACGGTTTTAATCCATTACTTAATAAACCTCAAGCTAAACAAACAGAATTAAAACCAAATAAAGAATTTGATATAAACCATACCATAGAACCAAAGCCAACAAAAGACGAGGACTGGCTAAACGGTTACATGGAAGAAGAAACATTTAAGATATGACACTAGAACAACTGACAACAAAACTAGAACTCAACATTCTTATTGAAAGGGTACTAGAAAAGAACGGAGCCTATAAACAGCCTCTAAGCAAAGAAGAAGCTCTAAAGGGTGTTACCCTATCAGAAGATGCTAAAAGTACCTTAAACACGCTTAAAAGTGCCTTAGAACAGATTAACAAGCTCTATGACCTAAGCGTAATGTACGGTAAAGAATTGAAAAATAAAGATTCGCAGATATATAAATTATCTGTAGAGAACAGTAAGCTAAGGACTAGAGCGAATTTAGCAGACCAAAGAACAAATAATATAACAGAATATATTGAACTACATAAAACTAAAGAACTATGAAACTATTAAAACAATGCACACTCGATGGAGTAACAAGACGAAAAGACAAGAGCTTAAAGATTTCTTTTATTACAAGCCTAGAGCAAAGCAGCAGCGAATTAATGGAAGTTGACAAACTACTAGACAGCTCAGGAGTATTATACTTTAAACAAAGCGAAGGACTTTCTACAGATGAAATAACTCAAATTGATAAAGTTGTATTAGAAAAGCCTTCAGGCAAAAGCCAAAGCGAAAGGCTAAGAAATGTTTTGTATATTTACTGCAAACAGAAGATGAGCAAAGAGCCGACAAAGGAACAGTTTGCAGAGTTCTATCAAAAGTATACAGAAAAGTATATCACTTATATTAAAGACCAATTAAATGATTAAAGAGAAACATAGATTTAATTACGAATGGACTTTAAAAGACGCTAACTTTACAAAAGACAAAGGAACTGTTTTTAGCTGCTTTGCTTGTGGAGGAGGTTCTACAATGGGTTACAAGTTAGCAGGCTTTGATGTATTAGGGTGTAATGAGATAGACCCGAAAATGATAGAAGCATATAAAACAAATCATAATCCAAAATATGCTTACTTAGAACCTATCCAAACTTTTAAGCTCCGTAAAGATTTACCAAAAGAATTATACAACTTAGATATTTTAGACGGCTCTCCACCTTGCTCCAGTTTTTCAATGGCTGGAAATCGTGAGAAAGACTGGGGAAAAGAAAAGAAATTTAGAGAGGGTCAAGCTGAGCAGGTTTTAGATAATCTATTCTTTGACTTTATAGATTTAGCAAAAGAGTTACAACCTAAAGTTGTGGTTGCTGAAAATGTAAGCGGTTTAATGATGGGGTCAGCAAAAGACTATGTAAAGAGAATTTATACCGAATTTCAAAAAGCCGGTTATCAATTAAGAATTGAGCCGTATTTATTAGATGCTTCAACAATGGGAGTACCTCAAAGACGTAGGAGAGTTTTTTTTATAGCATTGAGAAATGATTTAGCGGGTAACTTTATGGAACAAGTAGATATGTTCCAGGTTGCACCAAAATTAGAATTAAATTTTAATGAACCTGAAATAACTTTTAAGGAAGTTTATACTGATTATAAAGACAGAGGACTATCTGAAAGGTTTGAATATGTTTGGAGTAAAAGAAAAAAAGGTGATTTAGATTTTAGTTGTATAATGGAAAGGATAGAAAACCGTCCTAATTCATATTTTGCGTATAACTTTATCTATCCGGATAAAGTACCTAATACAATTATAGGAAATGACTTAAATGTGTTATTTGAAGAGTGTAGGCACTTAAACAAGACAGAAACTTGTAAAATTGGAAGCTATCCTTTAGATTATGATTTTAAAAAACTAAAAGAAAGATACCTAATAGGAATGAGTGTACCACCTGTAATGACTGCGCAAATAGCAACAGAAATTTATAACCAATGGTTAAGCAAACTATGAGATGTAAAGTTTGCAAAGATAAATTTAAACCTAAATACTTACTCCAAAAAGTATGTTTAGAACCTAGCTGCATTTTAGAATGGAGTAACAAGGTAAAAGACAAAGAATGGAAATCTGAAAAAAAGCAATTAAAGGATAAGCTAAAAACTTATTCAGACCATGTTAAAGAGCTTCAGGTAATATTTAATCGCTTCATTCGTTTTAGAGATAAAGATAAAGGATGTATAAGTTGTGGAACTCCTTTAGTAAGCAAGTACGATGCAGGTCATTATTATTCCTGCGGAGGAAATCCAGAGCTACGTTTCCATGAGGATAATTGTTTCGGCCAATGTGTTTACTGCAATCAACATCGACATGGAGCATTGTTAGATTATACCGAAAGGCTACCAAATAGAATAGGTTTTTGTAAATTTGCAGAACTAAAGAAACTAAGAGGCAAGCCTATGAAGTATTCTATTCCTGAATTGATAGAACTAAAAGTAATTTTTAAAGATAAAATAAAAAAGTTGCAATAAAATTTTTTTATACGGAATATGTTTTTTACTATTGTACAAACTAAACTAAATTAATATGAATTACAAAGAATTTTTAGAACAGAAAAAACACCTATTAGGTAGTTTTGGATTTGAGCCAAATTATATACCCGACATGGCTTTTGACTTTCAAAGGGAAATAATAACTAAGGCGTGTTTAAAAGGTCGAATGGCTGTATTTGCAGATACTGGATTGGGTAAAACTTTAATACAATTATCACTAGCAAAGAACGTAGTAAACCACACCAACAAAAAGGTTTTAATATTAACTCCTTTAGCTGTAGCTTTTCAGTTTATTTTAGAAGCCGAAAAGATGGGTATTGATGACATTGAATATTCAAAGTATGGAAAGCATACAAAGAATATAGTTATTTGTAATTACGAAAGGCTACACTATTTTAATAGCGAAGATTTTGTAGGTGTAATATTAGATGAAAGTTCTATCCTTAAAAACTTTGATGGTAAAATTAAGAATCAAATTACCTCATTTGTAAAAAAGTTACCTTATAGGTTCCTTTCAACAGCAACTCCAAGTCCTAATGATTTTATTGAATTAGGCACTAGCTCAGAAGCTTTAGGATATATGGGTTATACTGATATGTTAGGGAAGTTCTTTAAGAATAACAATAACTCTATAGACCCAAAACACGCAGGAGATAAATGGTATTTAAAACCACACGCTGAAAATGATTTTTTCTCATGGGTTAATCAATGGGCTTTAATGATAAAGATGCCTAGCGACTTAGGTTTTTCAGATGAAAAATATATACTTCCTGAACTTAAAATTAATACGCATACAATTAAAAACAAATCTTTATTAGCTGTTGATGGTCAAGTACAGATGTTTAATAAGCCTGCTAAGGGGTTTAATGAAGTACGACACGAAGTAAAGCAGACAATAAAAGAAAGATGCGAGAAGGCTGTTGAATTAGCAAAGGGGAAAACTTCTGTATATTGGTGTAATAGAAATGAAGAAAGTAAACTACTAAGAGAGCTAGACCCTGAAGCTGTTGAAATTATAGGTAGTCAAACAATGGAGAAAAAAGAGGAAATATTATTAGCCTTTGCTCAAGGTAAAATAAAAAGAATTATTACTAAAGCTAAGATGACTGGTATGGGTTTAAATTGGCAGCATTGTAATCATTCTGTATTCTTTCCTACTTATTCTTATGAGCAGTATTATCAATCAATAAGAAGGTTTTGGAGGTTCGGACAAAAGAATGAGGTAGTTATAGATATGGTTGTTTCAGATGGGCAAACAAGCGTACTAGAATCACTACAAAAGAAAACCAAAAAAGCAATAGAACTACATACTAATTTAACTAATAATGTTAATAGTTCATTTGAACACATTACAAAAGAATTTAACAAAGAAATAACTAAACCTAAATTTATATAACATGACAAAAGAACAAACACACGAAGAAAATTACAGCATCTATAACAGCGACTGTATGGAAGTAATCACAACTTTAGAAGATGCGAGTATAGACCTTTCTGTTTATTCCCCTCCATTTGCAGGGCTGTATAATTATTCAAGTAGCGAAAGAGATTTTAGTAACTGCGAAAGTAAAGAACAATTTTTAGAACAATACGAGTTTTTAATAAAAGAAATGGCAAGGGTTACAAAACCAGGAAGGATAAACGCTGTTCACTGTACTGATGTATTTGATAATACTTGTAGGCTTTGGGACTTCCCACACGAGATAATTAAGCTACATGATAAATATGGTTTTGAATATCGTAACCGTATAACAATATGGAAAGAGCCTTTGAAAGTTAGAATGAGAACAATGGTACAAAGTTTAATGCACAAATTTATAGTAGAAGATTCTACAAAATGCTTTACTGCTATGCCTGACTATGTTTTGATATTCACTAAGAAAGGAGAAAACCAAGTACCCGTAACTCATGAGCATGGATTAAAGTATTATGCAGGGGAAATACCAGTACTACCAAATATTTTAAGAGCATGGAATAATGCTAATGATTCAGATTTAAACGAGGCTCAATTATGGGAGTACTTAAATAAGAACTTTAAAGACCATAAAGACCCAAAGACAAATAAGTTAAGTCATTACATTTGGCAGCGTTACGCATCTTCTGTATGGGATGATATTAGAATAGATAACGTATTACCATTTAAGCAAACAAAAGAAGAGGATGACGAGAAACACGTACACCCTTTGCAATTAGATGTAATCGATAGAATAGTTCAGTTATACTCTAATCCTAACGAGGTTGTATTTACTCCTTTTATGGGCGTTGGTAGTGAGGTATTTAGCCCAGTTAGTTTAGGGCGTAAAGCTATCGGTATTGAGTTAAAAGATTCATACTATAAACAAGCTATATTAAATGTAAAAGAAGCGGATAAGAGATTCAAAGCAACTGTAAAACAAATTTCATTACTAGATGCAATCTAAGAAGCATAGCATAATAGAGAGTGTAACCAATACTGTAATAGGTTTGGTTACCTCTTTTATTATTCAATTAATAATATATCCTTTATTAGATATTCCAGTAAGCATAAACCAAAACATTATAATAACATTAGTATTTTTTACAGTTAGTATAATTAGAGGGTATTTAATACGTAGGTTATTTAACAAATAAAACAATGGAAGAAAAGAACGCAACCGAATGG